ACATTGTGTAAACAATTTAGACACAATTCACTTTAACGAATTAAAGTGGTAAAGTGGTAAAGTGGTAAAGTGGTAAAGTGACATTGTGTAAACAATTTAGACACCATTCACTTTAACGAATTAAAGTGGTAAAGTGGTAAAGTGGTAAAGTGGTAAAGTGATAAAAAGGTAAAGAATGATGTGTATAAAATTCGGGTAACTTATTGGATATATAATTTCAATAAGTTACCCGGAAAATTATACGATATTTAGTAAAATGTCATCAATATAAATATCGGCATTAGATGTTAATATAATTTCGATTTTATCTGCATAATTGTGAACTGAAAATGGGTTGAATATGCTGGCTTTCCATTGGTTATTAACGTCAATATTAAATGTCGAAGAAGCGGCGACACTACCGTCTGCGTTCAATTCATTAATTTTAACGTTTAAAACGCCAGTTGCTGTACCATAACACCATATAGACCCTAATAGCCGGTTTCCTAGATTATTAATTTTTAAAGTTGCCGAACCATTTTTATTTAATTTTATTGAATGTGTACCGCTATGTTTAATAGTACTGTCCATTGTTCCGTTGATTAAAGTAAAAATAGGAATGTTACCGTAATATTGCCAATCTGAAATAATTGACATATAGCTTGAAATTGGTAATATTGTGCTATATTTGTTAAAACTAATATTTTTCGCAATAACTCGACCACCACCGTTTACTAGACAGGCTGGATATTTGGTGTAATATTCATCATCAATAACGCACCATATATACAATCCGTCCACAATTAAACCTCCGTCAGCCACATCAGTATTCACTAAAAATATTGGTGTTTTTAATGGCGATTGAACACTTAATACGCAATTATTAAGATAGACGGCAGTAGCTGTAGGCGTACCACCGTACAATTCAAACCAGTACTTGTCAGTGGTGTTAGTTTCGATATGCGTATTGCTTATATATAGCTTAGAGCCGTTTATCATACTTGCTACAGTCTTTACATAGTCTATGCTAGAACTATCAACTGTTAACACTCCCAATTCTCTTTGAATTAAAAAGCATGTTGATTCAGCGATAGTAGCTATGCCTGTGAAAGTAACATTACTAAATGATAATCTTTCATAGTAATCTACGCCGTCATTTGGAATATATACATTTATAAAACAAGATAAAAGACCACCAAACCACGCAATGTTATAAGTTCTGCTAAACACTTCCAATCCGACATAGAACCCTCTAACTGCAATACTATAAAATTGTATCATTGAACAACTAGCTAAATTTTTAAATGCTTCGGTGTCCGTGTTAAGTTCGTGTGTTACAAATTTAAAGCAAGTTGAGGTAGGTTTAGCGTCAGGGTATTCATTAATTAATTGTACATGAGAAATTCCTTTGTAACTACCAGTACTATTTCCATTATAAAATTCATTTGTCGATGTAGCGTTTGTTGGTAAGGTAAAGCTATTCACTACATTAAATAAAGGTTTACCGTTATCTGTGTATTTAATTGTCGCACCCAGACCGTTTAAACTGGTTGTAAAAATATCGATTTCAAGTGTATCTGTTATTTTATATATGCTGCTAGGGTCTAATAATATTAAACATGTTTTTTTACTTTCTTTTATCTCATTTAATACATTTTTAAAAATAGTCGTATCATCTGTTACACCATCGCCTTTAGCACCGCGTTTATTTATAAAAATAATTGATTCTGGCAAATCCGAAATATTGTACAAATCAACCGTTTTATCTGGAAAATTAATTGGGAAGTTTTTCTCTATAGAGGTAAACGTGAATTTATTAGCTGATTTGCTAACATTACCTGTAAAATTTTTAATTTCATCGTTACCATTTACGATATGTTTTTTATAGAATGTTTCTGCCATGCTGTCATGATATTCCTCAACAGACGCTCCGTTAATGCTGGTATTTCTGCTAGTACCATATACTTCCGTCACAGCGCCGCCACGATTAATAGTTGTAACGCCGTCAACATGTATAGAATCATCTCCGTTTACATTAATTTCTCTGTTTCCGCTTACTTGTTCAGTTAATTTTCCATCAGCATCTAGTAACATGTCTTGCTTGCTGTGAATGGTAACATGGGATGCTGTCTCCGCGATATCCCCGGCATTAATAGTGTAATCGCCGGATACATTAACAGTATCGTTAAGTAACTGCGCTACTCTGTCTCTACCATAATAGGTTGACAGTAAACTTTCAATCGTTGTTGCTACTAAGTTCGTTCCAATAATATACCTCGAACCTGTACTAATTTCCTTTGTAACTCTATATAAATTCCCATGATACCATACCAAATCATTTACAAGCAAATCTTTGCTTGCCGTTTCATTATCCTTTTCATTAAACGCCACACCAGACATAATTTTATTATAAATTTTCTGATAATCAAAAATAACCGTCCAGTAATTTTTATCAGACAATAAAATTCCACTTGGCACAGCGTCTTTACTAATATAAGCAATTCCGGTGTTTTCATCTACAACTACAGTATTAGGAGCATACTGCGTTGTAATATTCCACTGTAACGGGTCTGCATAATGAATTGTTTTGTAATCAATCGCCTGTTTCAATTCATTCTCAAATTTTTTCAGAATACCAAGAATCCAGTCTTGATTGAGTTCATGAAAATTTGTATATGGATATAAGTCAAACATAAATTACCTCCTACCAAACTGTTATTAAAAATCTCTGTCTAAACTCATTCATAATATAATCAGAAAGATTGAATTTTACTATTTCTCGCTCTTCTCTAATCATCTGTTGAGTAGTCATAGTTCCGATATTTCCGTGAATCCTCCCGTTATGCGTCCCCGTATTATTTTTGGTATTATCAACATTACTTTTATTTTTAAATTCACTTTCAGTTGTATTTGTATTATCACTTTTTGTATTCTGTTCACTAGCATCTTTATCACTCAATTCATCATCAAACGAGTGCACCTGCGTTTTAGCATTATCTTTAATAGTACCATTAAAAGTATTTGTACTTGTACTATCTCCCCCCGTCACAGTTTCGGTTGTTTCTTTTCCAGAATCAGTGTCAGTCCACTCTTCCTGTCTATCGTAGTTTTCAATGGCATTGTATTCATATTGAGTTGTTTCTTCCAGTTTTTTCCAGTTAGGAAGTTGAATTCTACTCCATATTCCAATGGCATTTTTTAAAATTTCTGGCTGTGAATACAGAAGTTCGAGTTCCGCATAATTCAAGCAAAGATTCTGTATAAAGTCTGTTTTAGTAATTGAGTCAGGTAATTGCAATTCATCAAAAATGGAATTATCATAGTTATACATTCCTAGAATTGATAGCAGGTTTCCCCTCGACATTTGCCACACCTCCTCCGCTTTCTTTAAATTTAAGTGTAAAACTAATATTAGTCCCAAACATTTTATTAACTCTATCAGCCGATTCTTTTAAGCTATCAGCAATCAATTCAATTTTAGTTTGCGTTTCAATATTATTACTATTAACTTCATCATCGGTTAGTCGTTCTTTTTTTTCTGTGTTTGCGTTTGGAATACCAACGTCAGTATCAAACATTAATTTTAATTTCTTTAAATCTTCAATCTGTTGACTCGCAATATAGTTTTGTGTTAGATTCTGCGCAAAAGTAGTCCACATTGGTGTACCATCTTCACTAAATAATTCTTTACCCGTAACTACACAAGCGTCTCCCGATGTAACTTTATCAATCGTTTTCTTGAATGTTTCGGCACTTGCTTTATTATCAACGCCGATAATATAAGAAAGTTTCGAATTAATAATATTGACGTCAATACCCTCAGATAATAGCGCCATTTTTTCAGCATAAAACTGAATCAAATCATAAATCCCGCCGAAATCCGGGAATAATTTTATTAATTCCGTATCACGATGAATTCGCGCATCAATCGCGTTAGGAATTAATGGATTGATAATTTGCGCTGTTGTCGGCTGATACATAACATCGAATCCATATAAATTACAATGCTGTGGAATTATGCCGAATTTATCCGTATTAATAACGGCGAAAAACCCGAAATATACCAATGTATACATCGTATAATTGTACGCCCATGTTTCAGGTAATTCTACTTTCCACTGTCCAATAAAATCATCAATTAAATAGCGTTCAAAAAACTTAGTTAACGCTATATTTTGTGTGTGAATTGTAGACGGATTTTTCTGTCCATTTACAGCATTGATGTAAGTATAATCAACTGGTATACCCACTAAATACACCTCCCTAATTTAAACAATAACCATATCGGGATATTTAACCCAAGCGGGGGACGCTGTGTTGGTGGCGGAACTGGTTCGCCGCTCAACACTCCCCACCAGTAAAGCGCACTACTTCTTCTACTTGGTTCGGTTTTTCTAGCATTTTCAGCACTCGGTCGCTCGTAATTATAAAGCCAAACACTTGCTAGTGTTTCAGGGTCTGTTTCCGATATTTTAAAATCCGCGTAACTCATCGGATATTTAGCTGTAGGATAATAGTCCGCTTTAGCATCAACAAAAATCATCTGAGCGTATCCGTCACTAGGCAACCCGATTTTATCGCTGAAATTCGGTGCATAGCCCGTGGAATTAATTGCAAATGGGTCGTTAATATATTTCCCTCCGGGTGTAAACTGTGTGAAGCCATATCCTTTATTACGCCAGGGACTTTCATTTTTTGACGGTACTTTATCAGATTGCCACCGCCATGGATTCATACCCCCCTCATGTGATACGTTACCAAGCAATCCACACACAGCATTTACAGTCCAGCCTAAGCCACCCAATACTTCATAGATTGATTTAGCATTCTCAATGGCTTCCGAACTGGTTTCTGCATATGCCCCGGTCGGTTTAGCGTGCCAGTTACTCATAATAAAAACCACCCTCCATATACGATTTTATCATTTGATTTTCGTAAGCTGTGCCCGGTAGTGATACATCAGCATCTGCTACCATAATAAAGCCCGGAATTGTATTGATAACTTTTTCTTGACATAACGGACGCCCTCTGTGTTCTAATGATTCAGCTACCAGCGGGAAAAACTGCGCTTGAAATCTAGGCTGAAAAGAAAAATCCGAAGTACTTCCAGTACTTCCAGAAGTTTGTAACTGAGGTTGTGAAGCTTTTATACTTGATTCAATACCGCTTGCAACACTTGAAATAATGTTACCAATATTTCCGGTTGTAATTGCTTGCACTGTATTAACAGCTGACCCTATTGCTGTACTTGTCGTGCCTAAATAATCAACGGCCATTTGGGACAGCTGTAAAGGTACGGCACACATAGAATCAAGCCGTGTAATTACTGTAGTTAGCTGTTCATCAGTTGAAATTGTAAGAGTAGCTTTACCAGTAATCATATCTACATGATATGACACATATAAAGTAGATTTATTATCTAAAAAAGTCGTATCAATAGGCAATCCGCCCCAAGGTTTAAAATCAAGGCTATATCTGGTATATGGTGCTAAATTAAGATAGTTGCCTCGCGTAGCGGCTTGCGGGTGTTTTGGAATTGTAATAGAATATGTTTTGTCATAGTCATAGTCAAGTAACTGGGTGCAACTTACACCGTTCATTTCCCACCATCCGAATTTAAGATTTGACACTAAAATTCCCGAACCTTTAAATTCAAATGGAAACCATATGCAAGACGTGATATATTGAAATGGGTTTATTAACGCTTTCTGTAATTCAACAGAAATTTCGCCCGCGTCAATATTCAACCAATCTGCACTAGCCATAAGAGCGTTAGTTAATTTATTTAACTGTGATTTTGTAAAGTAATAATAATTTACACCACCCGACCCTTGAGAATCTGAATTTATAATACCTAAAACATAAGTACCCTTGTTCCAAGACTGTGCCCACGGATTTTCTAAAAGTTGTGTATTGGTACTAATTCCCGTAGTAGTAGGATATAGACTGTCAACAATTCCTCCATCATACGTATGAGATGAGCGTAAAATATACTGATTTGACGCTCCAATAAAACTTTTCCAACTTGCCAATACATCGATTTCGCAAGTAGCCCACCAAAGACCCTCATTCCACGTCCAGTCACGAATGAAATAATGCCTGCCATACAATCCGATTGATACATAATTATACATATAAATATCACGAGTTGTTTTAAAACAGAGAACCGGGGAAATAACCCCGGAACTCTGTTTTAAATTACAAGCAAGCGTTATATTATCTTCGTTGTTATCTGGTACTTTGGTTGAGTTTTCGCGCTTATTAAATTTTCTTAAAACAACCGTGAAACTCATACATTACCTCCTAGTCTAAGAGTAATACAATACCATTTTCTGTTACATCATTCCAATAACGCTGATTGAAACGATACCAAACATTTGTATATTCGCCAGCCGCGTTATATGGTGTCCGCTTGACGCTTCTCCCTACTTCGGTAATGCCCACAGCTTCTTCGTCAAAAATAACACCAAAAACATTATCGTTACTTACCGCTTTTGGAGCGGCTACTACCGCACCGTCAGCCCCGATATAAGACGGTGTAACCTTGATACTACTCGGTGTTTTTGCCGACTGCCAGAAATTTACGTCCTCATGGTCGATTAATTTGTAATATCCATCGTTAAAAGCATCTGTAAAAATACTGGTTTTTGTTCTATACTGTAATGGTGTATACATATATGCTTTCATTCTGTTATAAGGCGTGTGCCGTTTGATAGCTTTACCTGTAATATTCAAATGATACATTTCTGTTCTTTCTGTTAACATGGAACATAAATACTGAATGCGCGCATATGCCCACTGAATAAATGGCTTAAAATTATCGGGATGTAACACCGTCGCGCTTGTTAATTCAGTACCCATTGCCGCGTTGTATTCACTAACCAGATGTACGACACCATCTCCTGCAATGTTAATTTTAGCGGCAATAAAGTTTGTAAGCGTTGCTCGGTCA